GCTGCTATACCTGGATTAGCAGCAACCAAATCCTTCAAATCTTTGATAGTTCCCTTAGCAGCTGTCAAGGAAGCCCTGATAACGGTAAATCCATCTTCTTGTGTTACTCCGAAACCTGCATTTGTAGCAGCAACAGATTCTACAGCAAATTTAATAGAGTTCCCTATTACCCCATTTTCTACTGCAGTTACTGTAATACCAGTATTAGTAGTCATAGTAACTTTAGCTGCAGTTCCTTCCAAGCTAAAGTCCAACAACTGTTCTGTTTCTCTTGAGAAGTTCTTTTTCAGTGACTTGTAAAGCTCTTGATAAAAACTGTCTGCTGTCATTCCTGACACTGCATGGACCATGCCATATTTAAAGTATTGATCTTCCTCAGACATACCAATATAGTTTCTAAAGGCAATTCTAAGGATATAATCCTGACCAGCCACCGGAGATCCGCCATTCACAGTAGGATCTAAAGTTACCTTGTATTTAGCTAATTCATGAGCCAGATCATCAGCATCTGTTGCTTTAGCATACATGATATTTTTAATATCTATTAGGTCACTTCTTAGCATACCTCCAGCTCCCATGTATTCAAAATACAGGTGATTTTTTGCTGTGTCAGATTTTACTGCAATAGAGCCGACTGCGTCAGTTGAAATAACATTAGAGGGTTTTAATGCTTCTGCTACATAAAGTTGTCTTGCTTGATTTGTACTAAATGTCGCCATTTTAATATATATATTAAATTATACAATAGATTATTTATGCACCTGATGACCATATAGCCTTAGCAAGAGAAACTGCTCTATTAAGTATAGCCCTATGGATTACAGGATTTAGTTTACACTCTGTTACTTTTGTTTCATTATTTATACTTACCCCATAGCCTGTCAGATCCTCTAAGATGATAGGATCTGGTCTAGAAAGATACCTGACAGTGTAGGATTTTATATTGTATTTACTAACTAATTCTGCTTTAGTTCCAATAGTTAATCTCAAAACCCTTCTATCATTGGGACCTCTAAATGGGTTCCTCGATACATTATAAAAGTTGTCTTGAGATACTGGAACTACGATTACATCTTTATTGTTTGCACATCCTAGAGATTCATCACTTAAGTTAACAGATTCATAAGTTATAAACCATAGATCTTCCGGTAGTTGAAAGAATATAGAATTCTTATGAGCCTCATTCTCTATCTTATCACTTAAAGTAACTTCTTTAACTAAGTTACTTATATATTCTGTAACTTCTTCAGTATTTTCAAAGGATTCCCCATTGAATCTCCCATTATATATATCTATCACTATAGATTCTTGGGATTGAGTAAGTAAGACACTCTTCTCATACTCATTCAATGGAGCTGCATTATTACTCATTAGATTATTATAAAGTATGTCAAACTCATTAGAGAATTCTTTATTATTCATACTATTTTAACTTTGCTTCTAAAGAAAATTTCAATTCCTGGTGCTTAGGAGAATTAAGGAATTTAGCAGCTATATTCAGAGTAGGTTCCTCATTAATCTCACATAGAGGAGTATTATCACTCTTCAAGTATAAATAGTTTCCTCTACTTGAAATGAGGCCAACTTCAATACTTTTCTTTATAAGGACCTTAGTACTAAGCAGGGGATCAGTAATTACTCTTAAAAAGAGTTTGCTGTCTGCTTGAATAAGGCTATTAATTTTTGTTTGCAAAAATTCCAGTTTAGCAGTAGGAGATGTAGGTCTTCCGTCTATGGATTCTATTATTACTCTTAATGTATCTATATCATTTTCTACCTTACCGAATTCCTTATAGCATCTCATAGTATTACTCATATTTCCTCTAGCAGATTTAATCTCATCACCTTCTGTTACAATAACAAACTGATAGGTAGCTTTTGGATGGTCCTGTAATTCCTGTAATGAAGAAGCGATAAAATCTTTATTGGCTAGTAGTATCTTATATCTTATATAATCCTCCGGGTTAGATAAATCAAAATAATTATCTTGCTTCTTCAATGTTACCTTTGAAATTCCATTTTCGTTAGAGTCATCCCAGAAATTATCGACTTTCTTGTAGATACTTAATGAGTTATATTCAAGCCCCATAATTTCCTCTAGAAAAGCTTTCTCAGCATCTGTAAGAACATTTACAAACATACCAGAAGATAATCTAGGAACTACGAATGTTCTGCTAGCATTTTCAGCCATTCCTCCATATAACACATGTTTGGGGTTTGTGATCATTCCTCCTTCTTTTGGTATATGTCTTACTATAACTCTCTCTTTTCTCAAACAATTAATTAGAGCATTATTCTTTACAGTGTTAGATTTCTCCAACACTTCAGAAGCATTGCTCTCTCCTTCAAGATTGTGATGCAACTTTGAAACCTCTCTCATAGAGACTTCTCTGATAGAATCTTCATCTATTTCAAATTCAGGTGTCTCGTAATTTATATTTTCTTCTACTTTATTTTTTGCCATATCTTCTCCTTTCTAAAAAAAAATAGGGAGTAGGAGTACCTACTCCCATTATATTAACCCTGCAGTATAGCAGGAATAATTGACATAGTTCTCGTAGGATCAAGAACACAGATACCTAAAGTGGCCATTCTATGAATAACTGCCGAGTCCTCATCAAAAGACATATAGGGATTACCCTTCTGTCCTGTAAAAGGATTTCTCACATTTTTTTTATGTTGCTAATACATCGTTTCCATGTATTATCTCTAACTTTCATTAGAGTTCGGACTATATCTTCATCACTTAATATTAAGTGAGCAAGGCGTTTCAGTAGTACTTACTACTTACTCCCATCTGGGATAGTCTCTGAACCTTCATATATACTAGTATATATGCTTGGCTGCTGATCATCCAATCTTTCACATTGTTTCTTTTTATGAATTATATTTTTGAGAGACTGATATTCTATATTAAAAAGTTTAGCTATTTGATTGACTGTATATAATTCTCTTAATTTCCCTATCTGATTAACTTGGAAATCTGTTAGAATAGTCTTCTTGGGAACTTGTTTACAAATTTTTCTTGAACCAAATTTAAATGAATGAATGACATTTTCTTTTGGAGTTACCCATTCAAGATTTTCTATTCTGTTATTAGTTCTATTCCCATCTATATGATTAACTATATCTCTATTCTTAGTTCTAGGGATAAATGCTTTGGCAACTAATCTATGGACTGGTTGAGAAGTCCATGTTCCATCAAGTCTTTGCACAGAGCATCTGTAGTAACCATCTCTATCTTTAGGAAATTCAGTCAAGATTCTCTCTTTTCTACTCTTATTAGCAGCTTTTCTTATTCTACCAATTGAGCTTACCTCTATGCCTTTATATTCTAGCAGAGGCTTCCATAATTCTTTAACTTCCATATTTAAATGTTTGAAGTTTAAAAAGCAGTGAAAGCTCTAAGGAACTTCCAGCAATTAACCTTGTTTTTCTTTACTAGCTCTACTTCTGTTTCTAGGGGAGAACTTTGGGAGCTGAGAAATGTGTAAAGGCTTACGCCGTTAACCCCCATTGATACCCTCTATATTCTGTATCACCTTTAATCTTACACTTAAAGATATTCGGCTGATCCATTGTTCCGATATACATAATATCATATCTGTAGGAATAAGCCACTCCTCCAAGAGGATGAAGTATCTTATTTCTAACTGGATCATCATACATAGGATCTACATCAATTTTAACTCTGACTCCATTGGGAGCTTTGTACTCGACAAATTGGAATCCTGCAGACAATGCATTTGTATGTAATCTAGACTGGGTTTTCTCTATTACTCTAGTAGAACTATTATCCAATACAAATTGGGTCCAACCTGAAACTACATTCAATACAGCTTTATGGAATTGGATAGCTCCTCTTTCACCTGTTTTGATTAAGAAATATCTATCACCAAAATCCAACTTGGATGCAGATAATTCATACAAGGCATCTTCAAGAAGTTTCAAGCTGAAAGTATTATAATACATAGTATTAGCTACTTCCATTTGCTCAAATACATTATGTTATCATAGTGGCTCTTTATCCACTATTTCTTCATATTACTATGAAGTTCGGACTATATATTCATTTAGATTACCACATCTAAATGCAAAACTCTCGTGGAGCATTACTATTGTAATGTTGGGAGATCTCTTCCCAAGTTTTTAGTCTCTTTAAAGGCTCTAAGTTTAATATCATTCCTCAAGAGTATTCTTCTTATCGTACTCTTATTTTTACCAAACTTTTTTCCTATGTCTACTGTACTATAACCATCTAAATATAAATCTATTATCATAGACTCCTCAAGTTTATTAGTCTTTTGCAAACCTAAGCCATAAATTATATTAGATCTCTTTAATAGACTAGTAATATTAGGTACTCCAGTATGCAAAATTTTAGCTATTTTATATGCTGGAATCCCAGAATTAAACATGTTTATTATTAAGTCCTTGTCTAATTCTTTAGTGGTTCTAATAACATTACCCCCAATAGACATATTATAACCAAATTTATTATCAGTAGAATTAAAATAAGAAATCCAATACTTTTCTCTATCATTAAGTTCTTCTATAGTACACTCTTCAAGTAATTCTATATAAAAGTTTTCTTCACCATATTTTCTTATCGCTTTACCTATAACATAATCTTTGTTATTTCTTGCAGCAGATAAATGATTTTGAAATCTCAATTTTAAGCTTACTTTAGTCTGTCCTATATAAACCTTATTATTTATAGTATTTCTTATTATATAGATTCTACCATATTTAGTCATAATATAAAGAGTTTCAACCTCTAGTCTCTACACTACTATAAGCTTTTTAGTTCCTATAGTTAGCTCGGTATTATCCATCTCAGGACTTCCACCGACTTAGTTTTGTTAATTTTAATTTCTTGACTGCTTATGCAGCTAGCTGGCCTATTTGAGCCTTTAAACCAGCACCTGTCTTAATCGCATTGCCTGATTTACCGATATTCATATACTCCCCATTGGAATTTCTGTTAGAAGTACCAAACGCAAGAGCATTGTTTTTGTATTCAGAGAATTGTTGTTCAACTTCCCAATCTACATTATGCATCCACATTGTAGCTATAGACTTGGTAAGTCCTCCGTTCTCAGTTGCTTTAGTCATAGGTATGCCCACAGCAAGTTTCTTTGTAAGAGCAGAACCTGGAACCTTATGTTGAATTCTTATTGTAGACCACTCATTTCTCACGGAAACAGGACTAGTGAATCTAACATCACCTACTTTCCTTGATAATTCCTTCTCTACTGGAGCGAAATCTACAGAGAATCTTTCCCCTGCAAGGAGTCTCTCTGCAGGGCATCCTGCAGTATTACCTCCCATCAACTCAACTTTGTACACCGCATTAGTTCCCTCCATTCTGGGGTCACCTAGTATTCTGAATGGATATACTTGGTTCAAATGACCAACAATTACTTCTCCATCAGCAAACCAGTCTTCAGGGAAGACTAAATAAAAAGGAGTAGTACCAACACCAACATTAGGGCTTCCTGCAGTAACAGGAGTGCCATTCTCATCTCTTGCCTCTACAAGAGGAATATTTCTCCTTGAAGAACCTATTACATCCCAGTAATACTCAGTATCATCTTCAAA